GATGTATAGTTTATAGAGTGTGTAGTGGGATGTCCCGATATGGCTAAGAGTGATTCTTTTTTCATCCGCAAGACTGTAGACATCAACAACACCAACGCATTTCAGCAAGGTGCTATCGACCTTGGAGCGTATGTGGACGCTCTGGGCAAGTCTGTACTACGCATCCACAATGTTGCAGTCACCTTCTCCGACTCTACCGGTCGGTCAAACACCGTGACCGCTGAGTCTGCCGCCCAGTTCCAACTTACGACTCAAACACAATCGGACATTGTTCTCCCTTCGGACAAGTCCGTCATTGCCAGCGGCAAACTTACGGTCGATGGAGCCGGAGGAGTGGCAACCTATGTCTCACAAGACTTCGATGTCTTGCCTCAACACTGGCGCAATGGCTACCTTGTCGGCGTCGAGCAAATCTATCTCGGCGGTGCGGCCTCTACGGGCTTTGCTGGCGATGTGTATGTGTCCATCGTCATGGAATGCACTGTTGAGACCATGACGAGCGCCTCTGCTATGGCCCTTGCATTGAGCCAACAATGAGGTGGCATCGTTGGCATCTGACACCATCAGCGGCGCTCTCTGTGGCGTCATGGAGAAGGCGCTCATCGAGAAAGGCATCGACCCCCGGCTGGCAAAGGCGCTTGCTGAAAAAGCGTGTGAGCCTGTGGTGTCCGTTGCTGGCGGTGCCGTGCTCGAGGGCGGTCGTCGTGCGGTCAAGGCCGGCAAACGCAAGGCATCAGGATACAATCGCAAATACAAGGCGGCGTTCAAGCGAATCGCACCCAAATACAAACTCAAGTCGGGCAAGTGGAAAAAGAATGGCTTCCGCTTGGCTGTGAAGGCCGCACATGCAGCCGCAAAGCGAGGTCGATGACAATGAAGAACATACGCACATTACGAGGGGTCGTCACCGGGTCAACCAAGAAGGAAATCTTCACCAACGATTTGCGAAATGTCGGATGGCGTGTCAAGTCGTTCAAGATTTGGCCAAACGACATGGACAACAACCCCTATGTTTCATCGAAGTTGTGGATTGGCGACGATGCAGGCGGCTCTCTTCAATTCTCAGGCGCTGGCGACAACCGGGCGATTGGTTGGGCCGCAGGCGGCGGAGGTCCGGCAACGCCGCAGATATGGAGTGCGCTTGACCCTGACCACATCGTGACCGAGGCGTTGCATGTGCTCAACCACACAACCGAGAGCGCCGCCTATCTGGTTGAACTCGAATACATGGAGTTGAGCGACAACCAAGAAATCATGGCCATCATCAAACAACGCTCGCAAGACACACTGGACGGATGAAAATGATAGAAGAAACTGATTTTCCAATTGAAAAAACTACACGCACCCACCGGTTTGCAGAGTGGCTCATGCGACGTGAAGAAGCGCGTCAGGACAAAGAGTCCAACCTCGAGGCGCTCGTGCGGTTAAACGTCCTCGTCTCGTTTCTCACTCTCGGTTTGGTCGGTGGCTTTGAGACTGTACGGCTGGCTGTTTCAATGATTCCATACATTTGATGCCGTAATACGGTAGTGATCATTCCGGTATTCGGGGAAAAAGGGCCAGGGCCTTTTCCGTATTCCTACAATTTGGTCAACCAATACTCAATGATTCCTTTCATTTCGCCGTTGATGTCCTGTCGATGACGGATTTCTGACATCAATCGCACTGTTGAGGCCTCTGAAAGGGGTAGTGCGTTGTTATCGTTGTCCAGCTGACCGAGGATTGCCTTAGAAATCCATGCGCTACGGGATTGTTTCGGACCTAATTGTGCTTCAATTCTGTCGACCACAGAGGGCTGAAGCGAAATCGTGATGGGAACATAGCGCGCACCAGTTCGTCGACGGCTCATTCGTCATCACCTCGGGTCTCTTGGTGTTGTGCAAGTGCTTCCTTACGCATTTCCACCAGTGCTTCGATGATTTCTTGCAACGCATCGCCTCTCATCGAGAGCGCAATAACCAGATGCGATGCATTACGGACGCCTTCATAGAAACCTTCGTCGTATCCTCGCTCCCATTCCGTCATCAAATCATCCCCTTGTCGTCCAACCAAGCAAGATGGTCAATGCGTCGAATCGCGGTATCAAGTGCAATTTGCACCTGAACATGTCCTTGATACCCGCATGGTTGCAACATATCGGGTAGTCCGTGGTCGATTTTATTGCGTATTTGGCTTATGAGGTCTACAAAACGGGCGTATTCTTTGGCGTCCATGGACCTTCGACGGCGCATTCGTTCATAATGATTCCTACAAAAACCGTGATGACGGGTCAAATGGGGTAGGCAGAGCCTATACCCACCTTGACCCACGGTGTACCCCACGCATGGATGAGATGTATAGTTTATAGAGTGTGTAGTGGGATGTCCCGATATGGCTAAGAGTGATTCTTTTTTCATCCGCAAGACTGTAGACATCAACAACACCAACGCATTTCAGCAAGGTGCTATCGACCTT